TTCCAGGAGTTGCATCATCCACCACAAGAACATCAAGGTTATCCTGCAAAGTAGATATTGCCTCCTCAAGCCATTTTGTCTGGCCTGCTACCGTTATTGCCAAAAGATTTTTCATTGGTACTCCTTTTCTTAAAAGAAGCAGGGGAATATATTTTAGGTAAAGCTCGTCACTTTACCGCTATTTAGTTCATAAGTCCCTGGACTGGCATCTTTGGCTACTGAACAGTTGACAGTCATATAACTGCCTGTATTTACATAATCAGTACAGTCATCAGTCGTACACCATATCCTGTAGGGCTCGTACCAGGGCTTGATAGGCCAAGTTTCAACAGGATAGGGATAAGGCTTCTCTACTATTTTCTCTTTTTCTATGATGATAGTCGAGACTGCCTTTGCCTTCTCATCTTTCCTCTGCCTCTCCTCTATCAGGTCGAGTCTTCCTTCCCTGATATTGTCAATGTTCTGTTTGTGTATCTTGATTTCCTCGTCCAGTTCCTTGCGCTTTTTCTTCTTCTCCTCTAGCTTCTCAAGCTCTCCTTTTATTGCTTTCTTAATGATTCTAAACTGCTTCTTTCTTTCCTCTTCTTTGAGCTCCTTCTCGGCGAGCTCAGCCATTTTCTTTTTGTCCATTTTTCTCCCTTTTATCCCCTGCTTCTTTATTTTCTCATTGAAAAGTTTTCTAAGTATTTCAATTAATCCCTCTAATGATTCTGCCTCCCAATATTCCCCTGTTAATTCTGCCCTGATACCAAATTTCCCTTTCTGGTCTATGCTGATATGGATAAATTCCACTCATCAACTTCTCCTCTCTAGGTAATCTCCTCAAGTTTAATCTCTAAATGTCTGTGTTGCTCCATCGGGTCAGTTATCAGCAGTATGCCGAACTTTCTGGCCTTCAGGATAAACCTATCTTTTTCCGTGATTGTCAAGCCTTTCGGGTAATCTATTGCGAACATATAGTCAGCGAATACTTCAACTTTGCCCGTTATTAGCCTCTCGTCGCCAGTCAGGGGAATCAGGACTCCCTTTATTTTGCGTTTAGGCTGCCAGCCATCTATAGTCCAACCACCCATCCCATCTGAAACTAGGTGGGCTTGCTGAAAAGTCATCTCAATCTTTGGCCCCATTACCATCTAATGTTCCTCCCAAGCCTTGTCATCATCCCATAACTCTTTGAATGTTTTCTTCCTGCCTGACGGTTTTTGCTTGATTTCCTGATACCGCTGTGCCAGCATTTCCTTCTTTTTCTTGTCGGTTAATTTCTTAGGCATTTATTTTCCTTGGAGGCATCGGTGAAGGCTTAGTTAGCTCTAAATACTCTTCCTGTAAATCACATTTTTTATTAGGCAAAATACATAATTTCCTTCCAAACCAGCCCTTCCTTTTTGGATGGTAACATCTACCAAATTTCTTACCGTACCAAATACAATTTGGATTGAAAATAATTCCCATAATTTTCTCCTTTCTTAGACATCTTTCCTCGCCATATCATCAAGAACTAGCCTAACTTCAGAGGGCATTCCTTCTTCCAGAGTAGCCTTAACAGAGCCTATTGAGTATTGCTTCCTGCCGAATATCTCCTCGCTTCTTTTCTGATAGAGAAATTTTACTAATATCAAGCAGGACATCTTGAGTCGTGAAGGCATATCGTCACTAGAAAATCCTGCAACGTAGTCTACTCGTATATTTCTGTGTCCGCTGGGGAATCCGCCTCCCTTAAAAAGATAGCCCTCTTCTGCATACACCTCGAAATCGCTCTCTGGCTCGTCAGGTATATCCAAGTAAGCCCAGGAGGTATCAAGGCACTCTAGCCCCATTATCTCTATCAGCTCCGATGATTTATAGGAAACATAGTTACTATTCACTACTGAAGCCTGCCAACCACTCTCGGCATTTATCGCAGTTACCATATCGGTCAAAGTAGCATTGTCAGCGAACAACAAGGTCGTTGTAGTCCCGTCCTTGTTTAGAACTACGCCTGTCGAGCTTACTGTTACTGTTGCGTAGGTTGCGCTGGCCGAGTTATTCACCTTTAGACCGCTATTCCTGCCTATTGATAGCCTTGATACTGAGATAATAGGATATTGTTTGAGGAACAGGTTTTGAGTGTCTTTACCGTTGTAGTATTCCTTATAGCTGGTTGACTCGAAGTCCCTGTCGCAATAGCCTTTTACGAAGCTGTCCACGCCGTCGAGTATAACTTGGACTGGAGCTGTTGGGTCATCTGCGGCTGCTGTATCTGATACAATCGATAATGCTGCCGTAGGATCTTCAGTGAATCCAAAGGTTAGGGCAGCGTCGCTGGCTGAAACATCTATGGTTATCGTGTGTCCACTTCCCGAATTTATGGTAAATTTGTAAGTTGTAGAACTATAACTAACCGCAAAGGTTATGACTCCACCTGTAAGGGTTGCGTTAGCGTTCATCGCCGTCTGGAGTGCTGTTGCTAGGTCGTCACCTTCATAGGTTAAATCTGGCACGTCAATATTAACAGGCCCGCCCTGGTCGGATGTCATACTGAGGACATCATTCTCGGCGGTGATTGAAAAATATCCTGTCCCTATATCCAGAAAGCTAAGAGCCTCTGTAAGTGAAATTATCGAAATTTTAACCGCCTCCTTAATTTAACCCGTGAATAGTCTGGATAAAACCCCCAGGGAATGTATGAATAACCATCCAGTAGGGCTTCTCCAGTTTATATCCCCAATACTTCATCGGGGGAATCCATAAAGGAAAATTGACTGTTAATAGCTTCATTATTTCCCCAATAGCTGCGCTAGGGTCAATCCCACCACGAGATTAGACAAAATAATCATAATGACTGTCGTGATCCAGCTCGGTCTTTTCCCCAATTTTTCCACGTCTTTAGCAAGATGGAAAAAGTCATTATTCTTGAAGTCCTCAAACAGCTTGATGAAATTATCCACCCTCTCCCTAGTCACTTTGCCATAACTACATCCCTTATTTTCAGTCATTCCTACCATCCCCTTCTCCAAATTCCTCCCTCATCACCTTAACCATCTCCTCGAAAGTCCAGAATTCCCAGTATTTCTCCTCAGGCTGCTCGACCCTCAGAGAATATCCCTTTTCCAGCTTCGTTATATGGAGAATTATCATTCAGCACCTTATGGAAAGGCATAGGTGGCAGATTATTACCCTCTGCCACCTCATCCTTATATAGCCACTTCTTCCCATAAAAAATAGAACATCATGGATGCTGTTCCTCCAATGCTGTGATAAGTCATAACCGAACGTCCTGGCGCAAGAATTATGCTACCATTTACGTGATAAAGGTTGACATTTAACTGTGGAACGGTCGATATTGCTCCTTCCATCGTTGATCCACAAATCCGTTCCAAAACCGGAGCCGTAGTCAATGTCGCACCGTCGTCACAATAGGCTACTGAAGTTCCTGTCCCAGCATAGGCGCTTTTTGCTGTTAGGGCAGCGGCGAAACCTATATGAGTCGATGTCATCAGACCCACAACGCCCTCAGCCGGATTTACCACATCCGTTGACCACCCAAATTCATGGATGACAAGGTTTTTCGTGGATGCTGCTATATTCGCAATACCCAACCCCGTCCAGGTAGTGGCAAGTCCAGCCGTCACCGCAACTGCCGCCTGATTTGCTACCGAAAATAACCGACCGGCAAGGGCCGCCTCAGTATATCTCCCACCAGTAGTAGCCAAGCATCCAAACTTATCAGACACTAATGGATTTACAGTTCCCTCTGCTGCAGAAATTTGTCCTACTCTTGCTTCTGCTTGCATTTTTTATTACCTCCCTCTTTCTCTTAGCGCTTCTGTGAACGCATAAATTAAAGTTAAATCTTCAATCCAGTCTGTGCCATTCCAAATCCAATTCTGTCCAGTATTCACTTCAAAAAATGTCGAACCCACTGGCCCAGAAGTTGGTTTTGTATCGGTCGACAGACCTACCCATCTATGAATATTTGCCATCAATGATACTGTCATAATTTATTCCTCCTTAATGAGCCTTCCTAAACCCAGGAGGTCAGCACCCTTGAGGGTATTTATTTCTTTGCCGTCCTTATCTTTGATGATAAAGCTCTCTATGGGTCTGGGCTCGTATTTGATTTCTATCTCCTGCTTTGCCAGCTCCGTGAATTCCTTCTCGAATCCCTCCTGGTCTGTCATCACATATACCCCATTCTCTATAATCAAATCCCCTTTCTTCTCGATTATATTTCCCTTCTTGTCCTTCTTATCCTTCGTGTATCTCTTCCCGTATTTGTCCTCTATCAGCTTTTTCCTGGTTTCCTCGAACACCTGGAACTCCTTCATAATGTCCACAAGCGCCCTAGATAGCCAGTAGGATGTCTTGACGGGCAGCTTCTCCTCAATCACTTTCGGTAATGTGTCTATTATCGGTCTTAATTCCCCTAATTGTAGCTTCACTTATTTCTCCTTTTTCTTTGCGGGGCTGGTTAAAGGCCCAGCCCCTAAGCCCTGAAGTTTAGGCACTAATCAAAGCCAAATATCTGATTCCAACTGTGGGAATGTAAACCCTTAAACCAGCATAACCAGTTACCGAACTTATATCAGTGTCAATGAATTTCCCACTACCAACGGTTAGATTAGTTCCAAGCGTAAGGAAATTTCCAGTAGTATCTATAGTAGATGCAACCCCAGTTCCTCCTCCGTTGCAGTAAATAAACGATGTGGCAGTTCCAAGACTTGCACCAGTAGCCGCAGACAATTCCAGTTCTAATGGTGCATAGTTTCCTTGAGTAGTTCCAGCGGATAACGTCATCTCCGCACAGAAGGCAGAACCCAATCCATTCGTCCTACCGCTAGCTCCATATGTCACCTCAGCTTTCAAGGCATTTGACCAGCCTCCCAATGCAACATTGGTAGTCATATAAAATCTTGCACGACCCCCAACTCCACCTATCCCTGCCATAGTGCTTTCCATTAAAAATGGCTCAACACTTACAGAAGGGCTAGTAGATGCAGAGCTTGCATAAAGGTATTGTCGGGCATTCCCAACATCACAAAGCATGTAATTGGTAGAACCCAAGAATACTTTAAAGTCTATGTCATTGGTGGCACTACCTACTGTTACCGCATCATCTCCTATAGTCAATATATTATACAGAGCAGCAGGTCTAGCCGAGAGTGCCTCGTGAAATATTAAGTCTCCACTACTCCAATGACTTCTTACGTTAGTAACTGGCATTACAAATCATCTCCTCTATCGATACGCCTTTTTCGGCGTTCTGAGCGGTCGTTCCGCTCTTTGTTCTTTGATACTTTTACCATCTTATCTCTATCGGGCTCCCAGAGAGATTTGTCCCTGGGAACTCGCCCGATTGTTCTCATACAGTCGTCCTTTTTAGCAGGAATGGCTATCCTCTGTCTGATAAGGTCTCTTGCCTCCTCATCGGGAATATCAAGAATTGAATCCTTCCAGTAAGAGT